TACTGTTTTTTGAGAAGATGAAATTGAGGCATCAACTAAGAGGGAGTTAATAGCCACAAGATTATCTTCGATTTCACATGGTTCGATAACCTTGTGAGATTCGATTAAAGAGACTAATACGGCCTGCGCCATTGCAATAAGTTCTATGGTGGATTTAGTACGCATATTTTTATCCCCAAGCTATGTATGAATACTTTTGTTGTATCAAGTTTAACTTGATAATTAGAGGATATGGCGAGGATGTGATTTCGTCAAGTTAAACTTGATGTTTTTTTTGAAGGAGAGGGCAAAACAAAAAAAACGGGCATTAGCCCGTTATATTTCAGATGGTTAACCAAATCTGTTGATGTTAAACGGAACTGAGGAGATTACCTTGGATTGTATGTAAAGCAAGTTGAGTGCCTCTTTCTCAATGCTCCAGGGCTGATAGTTTGAATTATCTGAAAGAACTACCATTTTAGATCCCATTTTTTGAAGACGTTTCACATAGCATTCACCATCGAAGCAGAATGCATAAATGCCATCACCATCGAAATAAGTGACAGATTTATCAAGGAAAAGCAGATCTCCCGGAGAAATGGTGGGAGTCATACTGTCGCCTCTGGCATTACCTATCTCAATATTTTTGAAAGGTCTGTTTCCAACTAGTTGACGCGCATATTCGGGATCAAGTTCGATAGACCTGACTACATCGATGAAGTCTCCCTTAACACTGGTGCCATCGCCGCAACTAAACTCAACTTCAAGCACATTGAACCTCACGCTATCAGTATGGTTTTCATTTCTGTGCGAATTAGGAAATGTCGGGCTCTCTGACTCACCAAGAAACCACGATTGGGGGAATCCGCTGATTTCAGAAAGTTTTGCCAGCCGTTTACCTCTTGGAGAAGTCTCGCCAGTAGTCCAGTATTGGACTGATTGCGCTGTTACACCTAACTGCCTGGCCAGTTCTGCCTGACTCCATCCTTTAAGTTTTAACAGTTCATTAATCCTTTCCGCAGTCTTCATTACCCCTCCTCGATGCAGTAGTCACGACATCAAACACCAAAATGTAAAGCTTACCTTGATTTTAAGTGTACATGAGTAAATTCTATCTTGCATGTTAATTTAAACTTGATATTCTTGTTGTGTTGTCAATTTTAACTTGGTGGTGTCATATGGATGAGAAAATCCGTTCTCGACTGCGGAGTTCTGTCTCTCAGAGAGCGATTGCTAAGGTGCTTGGAATCTCACCTCAAGCTGTAAACCAATGGTTCTCTAAATCGGTTATCCCACCACGTTATGTTTTAACTATATGTGAAATGACTGATTGGAAAATTGTTCCTCATGATGTTCGTCCTGATCTGTATCCATCGCCTGACGATGGGATCCCTGATTTTCTGCGGCGAAAAAGCTAAGGCTGGCTGGTTTTACCTGAGGCGTTATGTACCCGGATTATGTGCAGGTTGAAATGCCATCGCTTTACAGCCAGGCAGACGCAGCCTGGATACAACAGCAACTACTGGGTTTACCTCCATCCCTGAGGCGAAAAGTCTCGCTGAAGTATGCAGAGGTTTACGAAATCACGTTTGACGCTGAACCCGTGCCCTACCGCAAGGAGAATCGGGCAAGGCATGAAGCCAATGTGAGGCTTCGCCGGTTCGTTGAAACACACGGCCGTGCAATTCAGGGGTATACGGCTCTGCCACCCCTGGCTGGAACGCAACACCGCACCTGAATGATACCGGGCTTAAAGGTGCCCAGGTTGCAGTCTGACTTAAAGGTGTCAGCTGCTGGTGGGGTGGTAACTCCCGGTTACCTTTTTTCGTCTCGATGTACTTGTTTGCTAGTACGGGAGTAAGGGAGAGGTAAGAGGGGGGTAAGGGGGGAGATCGGAGAGGGATGGGAATAGGCCTTTTCCAGAAGGCAGCTCCATTGTTTAGGTAGGTGCAGATCTCAGAGACAGAGCCCAAAAACGCCACTGTACTAGCAATGTGGTACGCAGTGGGTCGGGTATGAAACCGGGAAGGTTTTTCCTGGAAGAGTGGAACTTAAAGGGGTTGATAATGCTGAACATCACACCGAATTTTGCACAGGAACGCGCACTCAATATGCTGCGCCGTGACTGGAAGGCATACGAATCTTTCATGATGTATATGCCGACTGGCAGCGGTAAAACCGGGCTGGCTGCTTTCGTTGCTGCTGGTCTGGTAAGCCGTGGTATGCGCGTTCTGTTTGTCGCCCCTTACACCATTCTGATTAACCAGACGGCGCAGCGTTTTGCTCAGTATGGCCTCCCTGAGGACCAGATCAGCTTTATCTGGCGTGACCATCCGAATTATGACCCCAGCCTGCAGATTCAGATAGCCAGCGCCGATACGCTGATCCGCCGCGAATTTCCTCAGGATATCGATCTGCTGATTGTGGATGAAGCCCACCTGCGCAAGCGTCGCATTCTGAAAGAGATTGAACGGATCACCACAGAAACCAAAGCGAAGGTTATTGGCCTGTCCGGAACCCCGTTTTCACCCTTCCTGGGGAATTACTACCAGCGTCTGATTAAGCCGACCACCATCGGAGAACTTATCAAGCGCGGCGATCTGAGTAATTACGAATTTTTCGCACCAACTAAACCGGATCTGAAAGGCGTTAAGACTAAAGCCTCGATGGAGTATGGCAGCGACTACGACGAAGCACAGCTGGCGGAGATTATGTGCGGCTCCGATCTGGTGGGCGATATTGTCGACAACTGGCTGCGTAATGGCCGTGATCTGCCGACGGTGGCGTTCTGCGTCAATAAGGCCCACGCCAATTACGTCACCATGCAGTTCAACAAAGCCGGTGTTAACGCCGAAGTCATGGTGGCTGAAACGCCGCACGAAGAACGCCAGTTGATGATCCACCGTTTCGAGACGGGCGCTACAAAAATCATCGTCAGCGTCGGCGTACTGGTGGCGGGCTTCGACAGTGACGTTCGTTGCATCATTTACGCCCGACCGACAAAAAGCGAAATTCGCTGGCTTCAGGCGCTGGGCCGTGGTCTGCGAACTGCCCCGGGGAAAGATGCCTGCCTTATCTTCGATCACAGCGGTACCGTCCATCGCCTGGGATTTCCTGATGCCATCGAGTACAACGATCTGCCCTCGAAAAACGACGGGATGAAAGAAGCTGCAGCCCGCATAGCCGAAGAACGGGAGGAAAAACTCCCGAAGGAATGCCCGGAGTGTCATTTCATGAAACCTGCAGGTGTCTACGTCTGCCCGAAATGCGGATTTAAGCCGCTGGTCGGCGAGGATGTGGAAACCGACACGCAACGCAATATCAAAAAGCTCAGCAAGGGCGAAAAGGTTTACACCAAATCGGACAAACAGTCCTGGTGGAGCCAGATCAAATTCTATCAGCGCCAGCGCACTTCGATGGGTAAACCCATCAGTGACGGCTGGTGTGCGCATACATTCCGCGAAAAGTTCAATGAATGGCCCAACGGGCTGAGCGATTTTCCGATGGAGATTACCCCGGAGGTAAACAACTACATCAGGCACAAACTTATCAAATTTGCGAAGGGACGGGAGAAGGCCGACAGCAAGGCGAGTGAGCCCACCGACAGCGCGGCCACCACAAACCGGATCATCAGCGCAAAACAAGAGGTTGAAAACATTCGTAGTATGCTGGGGAGAAGAACAGCGTGAAGACAGCAGAAGCGGCAAAAGGCCGCTGGACGGAAATTCTTGAACATTACGGCCTGCCGCCGATAACCGGAAAAAATCACTACAAGGGAGAATGTCCGGTATGCGGCGCGCGCAGCAAGTTTCGTATTGATGACCGCGACGGTGCCGGGACGTGGATCTGCGTATGTGGCAGCGGCGACGGCATGAAACTGCTTTCCCTCACGCAGACCGGGAAGACTTTCTCAGCACTCTGCGCGGAGGTGGATCAGCTCATTGGCAATGACTACCGCCGGGAGAAAATCCCGGTCAACAGCTCGGCGGCTAAGCTACGCCAGCGCGCCATCAGTAAATTCGCGAAGCTGCTGCCCTTGCGCGGTACCAACGGGGAAGGGTATCTGCGCCAGCGCGGGATCAACAAATTACCCTCTGAGGCGATCCGGTTCTGCGAAAAACAGCGCCATGCGGGCAGGATTTATCATGCCCTCTACGCTCTTGCCACCGATGACAAAGGTGAGTTGTGCTATCTCCACCGAACCTTACTTGAAGGGGATCGCAAAGCGCCGCTGGGGGAAAGCGCCAAACGTCAAAAATCCCTGCAGGAAGATAACTACCTCGAATATGCCCGCTCGGTAGCCATCCGTATGTTTCCCGTGTCCTCAACGCTGGGGATTGCAGAGGGTATCGAAACGGCGCTCTCCTGCTATCAGATTTATGGTGTGAATACCTGGGCGGTAATGAACAGCAATTTCATGAAAAAATTCCGGGTGCCGGCAGGGGTAAAACATCTGATCGTTTTCGCTGATATGGACAAGCATTCTGCCACCGGGCAGGCTGCGGCGTTTGAGTGCGCCCACGCCAATCTGCTGGCGAAAAATGACCTTGTGAAAGTCAGCGTACGCTGGCCGGACAACGGTGACTTTAACGATATGCTCATGAATGGCGATGAAGTTCGTGAGCTGGTCTTCTACAAGAAAAAGGTGGCTGCGTAATGCGTACTGATAACAACGAACATAAAGCACTATTCACCATCCCGACGGCAGCGCACAGCTCCGCCCTCGCAAACATCAAGCCTCTGCCCGAGCAACGGAGAATCACCGGGCATAAGCAGACTGACGCTTATCTTTGGGTGCTGGAGGTTATCCGCCTGAACGAACCCGCACATCTGGACGCAGCCGAAGCCGCGCTGGAGAAAATTAAAATCTCCCCAAAAGAGGCCGAGGAACGTTACGCGCGTTATTTGCTGGCGAATGGTGGAGATCCTTTCCAGGTTGCTTTCGGTACCATCGGCATGGATAACCCGGCCCAGGCAATCAAGAACGCCCGGGAGGACATCAAAAAAGCAGCATCAGTAAGGGCCACGTTCGGCAGCTATGAGGCAGCTCTCGAAGATGTGGAGGCCGAGCGAGTAATTAAGTCTTCCCAGAAATTTATCGATGATCATCTTTGGGGCTGGACTCCGGCCGAGAAGAAAGCTGGCAGCATTAACGGCAGCCGTATGAACGAAATTGATGAACAGCGACGGGCATTTGTTGAGGGTTATCGCGATGTGTTACCTGAGCCTCATACGCTGTCTGATGTAGTTCGTGAGTTTGTTTTCTGGGATTGGCTCTATGGCGTTCGTCACACTGCAACTAAAGAACAGGGCTATGAATTTGGTTACTCCGAGCATCACGAATCCGTATATGACCGCGAGCGCTACCTTGAAAAATTGCTGGAAACCATCAAACCCGTGACGCGAGCTGAAGCTATCGAGGTATGTCGCTGGTTCCTTGAAAGTGAAAAGGGGCAATACATGGAGAACCACGGCGCAGCGGTGATTCTTAACCTGGTTGGGGAGTGTGAAGAATGAAACTGGAAGCATCACTCAAACATTTTAGTCCTCAGGGAATGCACATCAGCGACGACGTGAAAGGAACCTCTCCGGATCGTATCACCGGCACCGATGTTATGGCGGCCATTGGTACCACCAGCAGCCGAGCGCGGTTTGGCCTGGCTGCCTTCTTTGGTAAGACCGGGATCAGCAAAAGCGATGAGCAGTTGGCTGTACAGGCTCTGGCGCGTCATGCAATTGAATCAGCGCCCAGGAATGTACGTAAAGCAGCTGCAGGCGAGTTTGGCTGGTGCATGCAGGTGCTCGCACAATTCGCCTTTGCCGAATACTCCCGTTCAGCGGAAACCAGCGTGACGTGTCACAGCTGCGGCGGCAGCGGATTAACCTCTCAGTATGAAGATGTGATCAAACATCCTGGAGTCTTCAACTCTGAGGGAATGGAAATCGTCCCGCCGAAAATCAAGCACGAACTGGTCAAGCGTAAATGCGCGGCATGTAACGGTAAAGGTGAGCTGTTGGCTCGATGCCGCTGCGGCGGAAAAGGTGAGGTGCTCGATCGCAAAGCCACAAGCGAGCGCGGCGCGCCGGTGTTTAAAACCTGCGAGCGCTGCAGCGGAAATGGGTTTTCTGCCGTATCATGTGCAACTGTCCATCGCGCCATTTTGAAGAGACTCCCGGATCTCCATCAGTCTTCGTGGTCACGTAACTGGAAACCATTTTATGAGAAATTGGTTGATACGCTGATCAAAGGTGAAAGGCAAGCGGCGGAAGAGTTTGAGAAGGCTACCCGTTATTGATGCGATCGAAGCAAATGACAACATTTTTTTACTTTATAGCGTTGACTTTGCATAAGGTTGTCCTGTATGCTTCTGATTATGGAGTATAACGCCTGTAGATAATTAACCTCGAAAGCCCGCCACGTTGCGGGTTTTTTGTTGATTTTAATTAACCAATAAACACCATAGTCCACGTATTGTTAATGTGTGAGCCTTACTAAAGGCATAGAAGCAAAGACTTGAATGGTGATTAGGCATGAGCGTTGTAATAATCTTAGAGGGTGGCTATAGGGATTCTCCGTCGCATCTATTGGGGGTGTTTTCTTCCGTAGAAAATGCGAAGCAAAGAGCAAGAGAGATTGTTGGCCTACCCCGTAACACTTGCTACCACGACTATTTTTCCATCTACAGGGTAATAGTGGATATTGGTGAGCCAATTCATATAGAAACCTTTGACACTGAAGACATTTTTAAGAAATGATCATCAAGCCCTGCGGTTAACCCCGTGGGGCTTTTGCGTTGTTTGCCCCAAAAAAAAACCCGCATCATCACGAGGTTTGCTTTGCTAAATGTCTTTAATTTTATGATAGATGCTTATGGCACTGTGGTACATCAGCCTCATCTCGCTAAAATTTGACCCCTGAGATGTGTCAGTATTTTCACCCGCGCCGTAGACCGCCTCGATACAGTCTCCGATCTCTCTAATTGTTGCGGCTGGGTCATCTGAGTGTTTGATCATTAAAGCCAAAAGAAATGCCGACTTCTCATTCATTGGCCCCATGGCTGAGAGCATCAAGTCAATCTTTTTCTCACGCATTTCTTTATTGTAATTCTGTGGGTCAAGCATGCTGCTCATAAATAATTCTCCAGAGTTGTGATAGTTATCATTGGTACTACGGAAGAGTTTTCATCACGTTATCAATTTCCCTTCCTTCAAATCGTGAAGTCCAGCCGCAGGAGCCGCAATGGTAAGGAAAGTCATCGAACCCGCTACCGACCTGTTTAAGACAGTTGGGACAATAAACCGCGCTGATATACCCACCCGCGGGATTTTTTCTAAAGGCCGCGCCCATGTGCTCGACAAACTCATCCTTTGCCCGGTAAGCCGCTACTTCCTTCGTAAGTTCTACGCACTTGGCCTTCGCCTCGGCAAGTTCTTCTATGGTGGCAGCATGGGCTTTTTGAAGTACGTCGATCTGCTCTCCAATGAAAGCGATGCGCTCGCGCAGGACCTCGTTACTCTGCACAGCAGAAAGCGCGCCGATCCCGTTTTTAAGGGACGCGATAAGTAATCCTACATCCATGGTTATTCCCTAATTGTCTGTGGAATAAACAATTTAGCAATTTCCTTTGCCTGTGGAAAGCTGGGAAACCACGCGCCGGGCGTGGATAAAAACCCCGGCATTAAAATTTCTTTAGGCTGCCGATTGGCGGCCTTTTTCTTTTTCAGGCTCCGGTAACCCTCACCGATGAGCTTCATCGTTAAATTCATACCGAGAGCCTGACCCCTACACACAGCACCCGCACACTGCGAGGTGAGAGAACATGAAAATGAACGATCACTCAGGGAACATATTCACGCAGTTCTTTGCGTGGTTGGGAACACTTGCCGCTGCACTGGGCTTCACAACTCAGGACATGGTTTACATGTTCTTCGGGGCGGTTGGCCTGATTATCTCGCTGGTGTCTTACGTCAATGGGCGTCTTGATGCGCGCCGGCGCAGAAAAGAGGATGAAAAGCGAACGAAGATGATTCGCGATTATCTCGATGGAGTTAGTGATAAACCAAAATCCGAGCGTCCGGCAGCGGTCAGCGTTGTCGCGGATGCACTGACAAAGGCAGGTGAATAATGGCCCAACTGGCTAAAAAAGGCGGCGCAGTTGGCGCTATTTGTTCTGTTGCAGCGATTATCGCCATAGTGCTGGGCAATGGTAACGTCCGAACGAATGAGCGTGGTCTGGAGTTAATCGGTAATGCGGAAGGTTGTCGCCGTGATCCATATCTTTGTCCGGCTGCAAAACTCACTGATGGGGTTGGCAATACTCACGGTGTAAAAACTGGCGTGCGAAAGACAGATGCGCAGATTGCTGCTGACTGGGAACGAAATATTCTCGACGCTGAACGCTGTGTTAACTCATACGGTAACGGGGGAAATCTCAGTGATGACACGTTTTCGGCGGTGACGTCCATTACGTTCAACATCGGCTGCGGGACAATGCGTAAATCGACACTTTATGCATTCCTGCGTGAAGGTCCAAAAGCCTGGCCCTCAGCATGTAACCAGTTCCCCCGATGGGTATACGCTGGGAAAACAATCTTGCCAGGGCTGGTAACTCGTCGTGAGGCAGAGAAGCAGCTCTGTATGGATGGTCTGCAATGATCACCTTTGCCGATATTAAATCCGTATGGCGTTGGATAGTGCTGGTGGCCGTGGTGATTGTTACTGCTGTATTGTGCATCCTGCTGGCAAACAGCCGCTCTGACGTTGCTACGCTGAAGAGTGATAATGACGTTCTGCGCAGTGACAATAACCTGCAGGGGACGGTTATCGCTGCTCAAGCTTTCAACTTCAACCGGTTTAACCAGGTGGCCGAAAACGCCAGCCGACTTAACTCACTTATTGATGTCAGCTCCGATAGCACGGTTATCGAATATAGGGAGATTCTCCATCGTGAAAAAACCTGTAATCTACCTGTTCCTGCTGATGTCGCTGGTGGGCTGCTCAGCTACGCGAACAGTTTACGTGCCAGCGCAATGCTCACCGATTCCGGGAACGCTGACGCAGCCGGTGATAGCACCACTACCGCCAGCGCGCTGACGTATTGCCAGGCTGTTCTCTGGATCAAGCCGCTGCTGGCCGCTATCGAAAAAGCGAATAACCAACTGGCTGGAATACGCCAAATCGAGCAGGACCGGCAGTGATGTTTATCCCTTTATGCGGATAAGTAACCATAAATCCCCTTTAGGGGATAAAGAGATTAATGTGATGAAAAAAATAACAGTCACTGTATCGGGACTTTCTCCATTTGAAATGGAAGTGGACTATCGTCCGGAAAAAAGTGAATTAGGTAATATTCTTCGCGCTCTTTCATGCGCAACTGAAATTGCTGCAAGAGAGGCGGTGAAAATCGGCGAGGAAATATCCGTGGATATACTTCGTGAAACTGAATCATCCTATCATTTAACAGATTGTGAGCCTGCCGATACTGGGGGAACCGTTTATGAGGCAGTTTTTGAGCTGAATGATGGTAAAAAAATCCTCGGCTATTCGGATCAAGACCAACCGAAGGCGAACGGAGATTATTACCACTGTTCAGCTACCAAAGATCTGAAAGGGCGGGTTATCGTGGTGGCTAAATATGTCACTAATTTCCGTTTTACTCCTCTATGAAGTTGATATTACAGGAGCCCTTTACCGAGGGGCTTCGATAATGTTTTTTTGTGTGAGGATTGTTCAGCATGGCTTCGATAAAAGAATCCACTGATGCCAATGGACAATCAAAATATTACGTCCACTGGAAGGATGAAAAATTCGGTCATGGACGCCGCCGCATTTTTAAGAATATTGATGATGCCGCACATCTTTTCTGGCAAAAACAGAATATCGAGCTGGATTGTCGAACCGCCAGCTGGAGCGGAATAGACTATTCCTGGACTTTCCGAAAGTTAATTCTGTTTTATTTGGGATATCAGGCCAGCAAGCTGGAAAAAAATATCATACGGCTATCGTCATATACGAAATGCCGTCACGATCTCCTCGCTGTAGACGGGCCGATACTGGAAAAACATATTCTCCTTATCAGCCATCGCGATATCGTTGATTCGGTTCGCACCGGCTGCCATCGCTGGATTCGTTCGGCTTTCTTCCTGCTGGTGGAAAAGCGGCTCATCACTTTTAACCCTGTTGACCGTCCCGCGCGCCGGAAGCGTCGACCCATCACCATACCGCCATCATCATCGGTCAGGGAGTTACTGAATAACGCGCCAGTTCGTGAGCGTATCGCGTGCTGGCTCGGGATTTGTGGCCTGCGCATCGGTGAGGCTCTGGCGGTTACTTATAACGACGTGTCAGCCGACTGGATCGACATCCGGGGGCATGTTGTTGACGGCGTTATACATGAGGGGCTGAAAAGAGGCGTGGAGCGCCGGGTAAGGATGCCACGTGAGCTTTTCGCGTTGCTGGATAAAAGTAAACTCGGTACCTCTGAGCCTCTTATCTGCAATCAGTTTACCGGCGCATGCCTTGCTACCAGCTACGGCACTCAGGGCGTTCTCGTCAGAACCCTGAACGACTATGGCATTAAGCGATTCCATCATCTTCGCCACTTTGCTGTATCTCGCCTGGCAAACAAAGGCGTCGATATTCTGAAGGTTTCCCGACTTATTGGGCATTCGAACATCAAAACCACAATGGATGTTTACGGTCACCTGTTCGGTGAAGTGGTGGAGATGGATTTGGACTGAGTTATCCACATAGTGGAAATATTAGGGCGATCCACTATCTCCCCATTCTGCGCGGCCTCCGGGCATTAAATCGCAGTTTTTACGGAAAATCGATAACTCCGCATTTTTTGACGTTTTTAATTCCGCACTTAAACCCAGAAGGCTTGCGGCCTCGGAGCAGATTTTTTCTCAGAATTATTCCGCACACAAAATGCGGAAAAATGATTTTGAACAAAATATGAACAGCACTCGATTTCAGGTAAGCGTATGGCCCGTAAAAATAGCTTCAAGAAGGCCTACGTCGGTATCGTTATTGATATGGCTTTGGCCCGTAACAAGATCTCAAACCGTATGGTTGCCCAGCGACTGGAAATTGACGAGGCGACTATCCGCAACTGGCGCAAGGAACATGCCGACTTTAATCGTGCCTTTACCGAGGCTCGCGAAGTTCTGATGGAAAAAATTAACAACGTTGCAGCTAAAAGCCTGGACGTTCGCAAGCGAAAGATTGTCACCAAATCCTCGGATGGACTGAAAACAACCGTCGAGGATGTTTTACCAACGCACAATGATGTTGCGGTGTTTGCCAAAGCTCTTGGACTCGGCCGCAGTGTTTATGGGGAAGAAGACCGTCAGCGTGATGTGCTTCGTGAGGTGATGAAGCACAAGGTGGCCGGGAAATACTCCGCGCTGGAGGCGGCGCAGCTGCTTGAGGCTGAGGGGGTAAAAGTTCCGGCAACCCTGCTTATGGAGCTGGGAGCACCGAAGATTTTCGAATCGTTCAACAATATGGACGAGGCAGCCAAAGCCGACGCGGCGAACCTGACCCCGCAGGAAGCAGCAGATATCTACAAAAAATACCTGGGCTGAAAATTGCAAAAACAGGCGTTTCGAACCGTAAAAACGCTATGCACTTTTTGACCCGTTTTATGCACGTTTTATTCATCCCGATTTGACCACTTTTCTGTTCAAAACAGAGGCTTCACGCGGTTTGCGTGATGGG